TTGTCGTTGATTCCTACGCGCCCCGTTGTGGTGTTGAGCTGCCCCACCAATGTTGGAACAAATATGGATGTTAGGACATAGACGTAAGGCCCGCACACCGCCACCATAAAACTGCCACCAGATAGCGTGACCATGCCGCGGACTTCTTGCTGATTTTGGAATAGGACCAGGGAAGATAAGCCAGGCGTTGGGTATAACGCAGAAACCCCGCGGTCGCCCTGGGGTTTGGTTGGATCAACTTCGGGAAAGAAATTAATACATTCCTGGGCATCCTGGTAGATCGATGGCGCTTCGTAAGAAGCCCCGACAAAGCCAAAATCAGGCATTATCTAAATCCCCCGTCCATGATAAAGCCAGCGTCTTTAGCTCTGCCCACCATTAGCGCGTCAGGATAACGGGAAACTTGCGGCGGCTTCATGTTTGTGCGTTTAATAGTGGCCTTGGCCTGGGCAGCAAATCCGTTAATCATTGTGATTTGCGTGGGGCTGGCTTTGCCATACATTGGCATTAGACGTTCCGCCAGACACCACCGCATTGCCATATTAAAGCCCTGGGGCAGCGTTATGGTTTCGTAATAGTTCTCGAAAGTGCGAAAGATAGTGCTAGCAAACAAGTGCAGCTCACCGCTTGAAGGATTTGGGAAAACGTACAACGTCCCCAGGGTTTCGCTGGGTTGGTAATAAACCATCTTGGCCCACGGTCCATTTAGCTGCTTGATGCCTAATGATTCGTATTCTTCCAGGCTAAGAATTGCCACGGGGTAATCCAGGTAGCCGCCAGCAATGTTTGAGCCGCCTTGCTGGGTTGCTACGCGAACAAAGGCCGATTCGATTGTCAATGGGCGCTCGTAATAGGCCGTAATCGTGGTGCTGGCAGCCGTTTGGGACTTGCTGACGGAATATGTGCCGCCTTCGTTTACGTTGCCACCAGCGCCCGTATTAAAGCCCACAATGGTCGTTCCAGCAGTAATCCCTGTGCCGCTTAGAGTCATGCCCATAGTGATAGCGCCAGCTGTAACGCCGTTAGCTGGAACGGTTAGGGTTGTGCCTGAGATCGATCCCGTAAAAGTAGCCCCGACCGATCCGCCTGGTCCAAGGGTGTATTGCACGGTATTTTGAACGGTCTGGAAAATGATTTCGGTTTTGTAGAAAACCATCATGTTTTCGTTAGACCATTGGGCGCACAAATCGTTAAGCATATCGAATGCGTCCTGGGCAGCATCCGCGGACGGGCTTTCCCCAGCTTCTAACGCGCCAATATCCTTCAGCGATCGGGTAATTATGTCGTAGGGGGTTGTCATTTTTGACCCTTAAAACGTGACTTTAAAAACCTGATTTCCCCAAGGCAAGTCATTGTTTACCCCTTTTTTGATGTAGTCCATTTGGCTTTGCAGCTGTGATTTTATTGAATTTACACCGTCTTGTGTTGTTTCTTTTTCAATCCAATCAGCTACATCACTTTGTTTGACCTGGTCAAAAGCGGTCTTTACGGTCTTGTCCTTAAACCACCAATGGCCTTCGGTTTCCACAATGTCCCCATTGTCTTCAGCGGTCACATGATATTTAGCGTGGGTGATCGCGCCATCTTCGGATGTGACTTCGGAAATCTTCCAAATAAATACGGTCATTTTGGATTCCTTTGCTTGACAGCCAGGCAGTCGGCTATGTATTTGTTAATCTGTGCTTGGTCGCCTTTGGCTATGCCATCCAAATAGTCAGTAAACGGGGGATATTCCGCTTGGCGTTTGGCTATGTAGGCATGAGCATCAATGTAGGCTTGAACTGCTGTTTCGTCATAGGTAACGGGGTTGCCATCAATGTCAAAAGCATCGTCACCACGGATAGTAACGACATTGCTGTGTGTAGCGTGTATTGCTTCTTGCTTATTCATGCCGCAATCTCCATAAGCATAATTGTTGATGCTGGAAATGTTGTAGTACCAAATTGCACATAACAAGTTCCCGCTGGCGTGTCATTATTAAATTGAGTCTTGTATGTCAAGGCAGAAGTTGATGTTGGAGAATCTAAATAAGAAGCGGAAACACTTGTAATATTTGCTTGAGATGCGCCACCATTACCACTAACAAAACGACCAAATAATAAAATTTCAGTTGAACCACGAAATAATTTTAAATTAATACTTGTGTCAAATGCTGGTTTTGAACAACCATTTTGTGATACAGAAATCAAAATTTTACTTGTTGTAGATGATGGAGTGATTGTTGCGGTTAAACCAGTATCAATCATTGAATTTGTTGTATTGCTTACTTGAGTGGAATAAGTTGCCGTAACAACTTGCAACACCCTACCAGAAGATGCTTGCGTTGCAGAAGCACTACCCGCTGTTACTGGGAATGTGACCCCGTTTGTGCCGTCTAGAACGAGTGCCATTAGTTAATCTCCGCTAGTTGTGCGTCAGTAGGTCTAGCAAGGGTTGGGTGTTCCCACTTGGCTATGTAATCGCCTTTGCCGTCAGAGTCGTTTTGAAGCGCAATAGTTCCTCTGCGACTAAACTCTTCATTAGTTAATTCGGGGTAAAGTACAATAATTTTTTCGTATAAAGTCATTATGCAGTCCTTGCTAAATAACCATAAAATCTAGTACCAGAATCCAGTGTTTTTGAAGAACCAGAACTTTGATAAAGTTGAACAGAAAAATAATCAGTTGTTCCGTTTGCGTAATACATTAAACTACCAGATTGCGACCAAACGCCAGACGCTTGTATGTCATATATTATTGACCCAGAAGTATTTTTTAGTATATAAGCAAATGTTTCACCAGTTAATAAATTGTTACCTGATGAGGTAAATGAAAACCAATAATACCCCGCTACATTTGGCGTAAATCTATAAGTAGAAGTGTTGTAGCATGAGGCTGTATCAAATGTAACAGTTGTAAACTGAATAGTGGTAGTAGTTGAATTACTAATTGTTTGACTTCCAACTGCAACACTAAACGCTGGCATATTGCCACTAACCATCATTGTTCCAGTAGCGTCTGGAATCGTTACAGTCTGATTAGAGTTCGTGCTTGGGCCAGCCAAGGTCATTGTTCCCGACCCTGTTGCACTTGCTGATGGGATTAGTGCCGCCATTATTGTGTTCCTTCGTCTGCGGGAATATGTTTATTTCCATTGGCTCGGTATTTAGCCCATTGAGCCAAAGATGCTTGTCTAATTTTCTCACGGGTTTCATCAGACCAAACTTTCTTTTTACCCGCCTCAGAAAGTTTTGCTTTGGTTTCTGCTGTTAATTTTCTACCAGTTAGTCTTTGTGACATGGCTGGATTCTTTCGTCCTTTTAAAGACGCTGATATTTTTGCTCTTTGCTCTGGAGAACGATAAGCACCTTTGTTAACAGAACGGCCTAGTCTTGCAAGACGCATTGACTCTCTGACTTCTGGCGTATGAGTTTTTCCATAAAAAGGATTGCGTTCACCTACCATTGAACAGCCATTTTTGCCTGTTTCTACAACAGCATTAGCCCATTCATTGCTATCAACAATGTTGTTTTCTTGGCTAAATTTCTTAGCCGCTTCTAAGCATTGTTTTTCATCAACATAAAAACCAAGTATTCCAGCCTTTACATCAAAACCATTTTTACGTAAATGCTTTGTCCACGCCAAACCACTACCTTTGTAGCGATGTACTCTGTCAAGCATAGTAGTCTTGCAAAAGTATTTCAAGCCAGTAATGTTGTGTTCCATTACTAACAAGGCAGTTGGTTTGAATGGTGTCTTATCCATTATTATTTTCATCAGCAGGTAAAACAGTGTTGCCTTCAGCCACCCACTTTAAATAGGCTTGGTAGTCTGTGTTTGCGGGGTCAAATGGGATGACTGCTCCATCAGAAACACGCATAACGCAAACTGGCTCTTGATTTGGCATAAACGTTAAATTTTTATACATAATTTATAACTCTATAGATGCAACAACATTAGTGGCTAATCCAGTTCCAGCGCCCGTGGCCCAAGACCCCGACAAGTAATAAAAGTTTGTAATTCCTTGAGCAGTCCCAAAAATACTTGGGGTAATAACGCCAGTTGCACCAGTTTGAATTGTGTAAACAGTATTTGCTACGCCATTGTAAGAAATAGAAACTGTTGGTGATGCTCTCATTGTTACTGGATAGGTAACTGTCGCCACTACACCTTGGGTTGAATATGCGACTAAACCGCATTGACCATAATTTATGTAGTACCTTTGGCAAAGTGCTAGTTCCGTGGTGTAAGGTCTGTAATCAAAAGATGTTGCGGTACTGCCTTTTTCTAGTTGTACGCCTGTTATGTAGAAGGTTGCGTTTAGCGTACCAATAACTGATACCGCACCTGTTGCTGTTAGATAGTTTGTACTAGCCCATGCACCAGCAGTTCCACTATACGTTGAGCCTACTCCAAGACCAAAAAATACTTTTAATCCCGCACCATTATCAGTAAGCCAAGTTCCGCTAGTATCGCCAGCAACAGTTACTGTTTTATATTCAAACGTATTGGCAGAACTAATCGTATAAGTAAATGGATAAGACCTATTATTTGCACTATTTCTAAAAGAGCCACCAAATGTGCCAGTCAATGAACTACGCACCCAAAAAGACAAAGTTATTGGGGATGCATTTGCAGTACCAAAACCTAAATCAGCAACATTGTAACCTTCAATTCCTTGATAAATTCCACAATATTGAGTAGCCGATAATGAACTATCAGCCGTTGTAGTTGTCCACTTTAAAGAGTTTACAAATCCTGTTGGTACTGTTGTATCTCGTTGTGCAGAGTAAGCACCATCAGTATCTTCAAAGGCTTGAAATCTATCAACAGGATATGCACTATCAGTAGTTACCGCAGAACCAGCATTACGCTGGTCAATCACCATCGCACCATTGATGATGCGGTTTTTAAACCCATACAAACCAGACGAACTTACTCCGTCTGAAGTGGTCATCAAGTCTGCATTTACTGTTCCGTATGGCATTGTTCTTCCTTATAGTACCAACCAGCGTTGACCGCTAGAAACAGTTACCGCTTGACCGCTTGCCACAGTTATCGGGCCAACCGAAAAGCCATTGTTTCCGCTTGCTATCGTGTAACTTGCGCTAACAGTCGTGCCGTTTAGCACAATGCCGTTAGATGCAATTACTGCT